TGAGACGTTGCTGATTCATAGTCTATTAGTGTTGTGTCTCTTACAATGAGATCACTGTCATCAATTCCGAATCTACCATCGGAATCATCAACTAATGAAAACACATTAGTTTCTGCAATGCCGTCATTAGTTGCAGTGAGAATACCAATGACAGTACCATTGGCAACTCCTTCAGCAATGATATCACTGCTCAATTCAATATTTGTAACAGCCATTAATCTCTCTCCGTTTCAAGTGCGATCATAGGACCATCATTGATAGTGTAACCGAATATTCCAGCATATCCTTTGTCATATGAGACAAATACGAATTTATAAATATCTGTATTGTTCAATGGTAAGGTATGCTTCGTGGTGAATGTGTAGAACAATGCATTATCGCCGTATGTTTTGAAGGTGAAATACAGTTTAGAATCGATGATACCCCAGTCAAAGAATACTTCGCCTTCTGGTATAGTGACAGCACCTGAAGAATCGGTCACTTCATCATTTGCTAAATACTGGAAAATTGTATCGGGTACAGGATCATCCGTAAATTGCAATATGCTCTGGAATGTAAATGGTGATTCATGCAGTCCATCATCAGTACCAAACCAATTAAGAATTTTATTCCACTTTACATCGGGAGCCACTGCATAACCATCTGTTACTTTCTGACCATTTCCGGGTGGAAGATCCGGCACAAATTCTCTGGTCGCATCGTTAAGAGCAACGAAATCACGTCCAAATCCGCTGTGGTCATCTTCAAGTGGTGTATCATCATCAAAATTTAGATGTAACAAATTAAAGCTAGGTACTTCAGTAGGTCTTACTGCATCAGGAGGAGTTACATCTTCCCATGATACATTGCCATCAACATCTAGTTGACGAACTAATGTTCTGGCAGAAGTTTTTAGTAATGTAAATCCTTCACGAATGCTTGGAGCAAGTTCTTCCCATGCTTTCTTTTCTTGTTGTGCAATCGGATCTGGATACACAAAGATTTGTTGACTATGAACTAAATCACCGATATTATAGTTCAATTCGGCATACTTAATCATTTCTGGGATTTCAAATGGGCGATACCAGTCAACTTCTACTCTGAACGTGAACTTGGTTTTAATAAAACGGTGTTTTGATCCTGCCTCAATCTCATCTTCAAATGTGTCTGTGATTGATTGTAGATACACGGGAACTTTACGTTCGATGTCGGGTGCGAAATCGAATTCTTTGATACGAAGAGTTCTGAATGTATTAAAATATGGAACAATATTTTCGGTAATTTGTCCAAAGTCGGATTTATTATCAGTCAGGAATTCCAATTCATAGAACAAATAGTATGGAGTTGGTTGAATATCTCTGATCCACTGGTCGGTGGCACGTGAGAATATCTGACGGGCATATGTAGCCTGAGTTCGGTTATTACTATTTTCCTGCTTGTTCACATATCGCAGCCCTCCAATAGGTAGAGGCATGGGATATTTCTTATGGTCAACATTTCTATACCAATTGGCAAAGTTTTTATCTTGATTGACAACAATCGGAACACGGATTGTTTTTGTATAACTGGCTCGGCTAAGATCGGCATACTTATTAACCTTGATATTGTTAAACATATCAATCAAAGCAATTTCTACCTTTTCTTGAATTCTTACGTAATAGTATGGAACCATCTAAAACCTCAATTACCATTTACCGAATTTATCTGGACATGCATAGAAATTCGGATCACATGAAATATTTTCGACATCTTTTGGAACTTCGGGTGGTCTGAATAGCACTGATTTTTTAAGCTCTTCGACTGCACATGATGCATCAAATGGCCATTGTCTCGTGTTACTCAAATCATCGGTGATACCAGCTCCGGTCTGAGTACCAAGCATATCGTTAATGAATCCTTCCTGTTCAGGATCATTGAGTACATCAGGACTAACAGTTGTTCCAGTGTCCATAGCATCCTTCAAGAATAGTTTCCACCAGTATTTTCTCCATCTATGTTGATATTCAGGTGCCGCATCTTTTACACTTTCGACCGCATATAATGAATCAAATGCTTCGATTTTCAGATAATCTCCGGGTTTCGGAAACATTTGTTCGGCGGTGTATCCATAATATCGGTAGTCTTCATATCCACGTTGGCTCCATATAGGATTATGGTCGCCGGGGTTACATGCTGGTTCGATACAAGCACGGCGAAGACTTGCGTATTGAAGCTCCATGAACAAACTCATATGTACATGAATTTCGAATTCATCCAAATGCTGGATACCGAATCTGTTATAGATTTCATTTTCAGGTTGGAATGACAAAATTACAGGTAGATCGAAATAGCGTTCAACCACTCGATTATTGTCTTCATGATATAAGGTATCTCCGTATGGATCGTAGCTGGTTGCGTAGTATTTTACGAACGTACCTTGACGCAGTGTGAAATTTCTGGTAACTCGATTATGACGTTCTTGGTCTTTGAAGCCATTATGACGTTTGAAATAGCTTGAAACTCCAGTATTATGCGGGAAACTCCATTCAGGGGCATTGATTTGACGTCTTTCACTTCTTTCGAGAATCCCCTTGTTTCGATCTTCCCATAATGCTTTCGATACGTTAGCCAATATACTGAAGTTATGTATATCCTTGCTGCTGTCTCGAATGTCATAGGACAATGGTAGTGTAAAAGTTGGCATAGTATCGATTTCAATTCTTCTTTGTTAATAGTTTATATATCTGGTAGAACGTGAATCTTTTATTTTCACTGCGTAAAAAGGAATATTTTTGTGGTGAGGCTTTTTTGAGCGTTATAAACTATTACTAAACTATTGAGCACGACCACAATGGGCATAGAGAACAGAAAATATACACACATAAATTTCGAGCAGTCTGTTACTGACTTGCAGAGCATCCTTCGAGCAAAAGAAGGAGCACTGGCAGACATCGGCGATGCTGCCTATGGAAAAACTCTGATCGAATTGTTTTCCGCTAACTCCGATTTGATAGCATCTTGGGGTGAGGCGATCTTCGCTGATACATTCCTTGAAACCGCAACCAGCTCTGAGGCTATCTATCTTGGTGCTCGAAATCTTGGCTATAGCGTTCGTAGAGCCGTTCCAGCTAAAGCTGGGTTCGGCATTGCATTGAAACGTACCGGGGTTTACCCAACCGTGAAAGTAAGCATTCCACGTGGAACTCAGTTTAGCATTTCTAGTCTTACATTGACTGCTCTTGATGACTGTGAATTCTCATATAGCCGCAATGATCCAAATTATGAAGATGGGTTGATGGTTCTTACTTCTGGTCGTGCTGTGTTGGCTGAAGGTACATTTTTTACTAATGATTTTTTCTCTGATGGTAAACAGAACCAAGAGTTCATCGTACCCGATGGAAGCTTTTCTGATTATTTCGGATTCGGCGACCCTAACTGGGACGAGTCGGATTCTTTCATAAGACGCAGTAACTATTTCTGCACCGTGGTCAGTGATGCTTCGTTGATGGATAATTTTGATCCCATTGATGCGGTCGATGACCAAGTATACTGGAGAATTTCTCGTAGAGGTTTTCAAGACCCAACGTTGACTAAGAATGTTAACGATATTGATAACTTTGTTAATAATGTAAATACCACTACCAATTACACTGTAATCATTGATACTGCGAACGATGGTCGTGCACGTCTCAGTTTCGGTGATGGTGTGACATCAGCTATTCCATTCGGTAAAATCACCGTATCATACTTTGCGACCAGTGGTGAGGCAGGAAATCTGCTTAATGTAGCTGGTTCCAATCTGAATACCGACTCTACAAGTATTTTGATTACACAGGCTGATGGATCTGAGAGTGATCTATTCCTCAATGATCTTAACATCGCTATTGTGACTGATATCCGTGGTGGTCTTAATATTGAGTCACAGGATTCTATCAAAAAGAATGCGTCTGATATCTACAACTCACTTGATTCTCTTGGTAGCCGTTCTAGTTATAAGACGTTCCTAAGACGTTATTCCGATATCAAGTATGCAAATGCATTTGGTGAGGATCTACTTACTCGTGTTAAATCCAAAGGATATGGACGCATTGGACCTGATATCAAATATGCCAATATTGTTCGTTTTTCAGTATTGAAAGATCTGTATCGTGAGAAAGATGGTACATATTTCCCTACTGATCCATTCGAATACTTCATTGAAGGATATAAGGTTAATGGATTGGTATATGTATGGCAGTATGACTACAATGAATTGCCAAACAACAAACGAGTGGAAGAAATTGACGATAAGCTTCAGCAAATTCAAACCCTGATGGATACTCAGTTAACAACCGGAGCATTGCAGATTTCGTATTTGAACCCAGATACGGGTGAGATGGTAGCTGTAACCGATTCGTCAACTATTGTTGCTCGTTACTTAGCCGATTTCCGAAGTGCTGCGTTAGTTCCTAGTGATGTATTCTCGGCTAATCTTGAACCAATGGATTTTGTTGACTACGGTTCTGAACTTGAAATTATGTTGAAAGCATTGAATCGTAGAGGCTACATTACACTTGGGGGTGGACAACATATGTATGTACCACCAATTGTACATGATTTCACGATTAAAGCTGATATCATTCTATTCAGAGGAACAAATTTCAGTGATATCAAGACAAAAGTTCGAAATGCAATCTACTCCTATCTGAAAGAGTATAGCGATTTCGCATCTCCGATTTTTAGATCAAAACTTGAGGCGATTGTACAGAAATTCCCTGAAGTAGCTGGTGTAAATCTTACCCTTCAAGCTAGATCGAATGATTATGAAGGTCTTAATCTTACTAAGTTGACATGGCTTGGTGATGACACTTCGCAATTTATCAATCAATCTGGTATCGAATTCGATGGATTCAACGTTAATCTATCGTATGACTATCGATACAAAGAAATATCTGGCAACGATGCTGGTGACGATGATCGTTCATTACGTTTTTCGGTTGGTTCGCAAGATGAATTAGC